TACTGGGTATGGAGCCTTCATTAGCTTTATATCTTTTTGATTATTCTAGAGAATTATTTCTAAAATATCCTAGAGCATTTCAAACTAATTCTTTAATCATTAATAGTTTTAGATTTTTTAATACATGCATACATCTTACTAAGAATCATTGTAATATTTCTAACCATTCTTTTAACTATAAAAATATAAATTTTAAGTATATTGATCGGTATACCACAAATTTTATACATATAGATAGTGTTAATAGGTATGATAAAGTATATCAATACCATCCACCAGAAAAGTTATACTATAACGGCATAAGATATTTTTTACCCAAAATAGAAGATGTAATCTCATATTGTTTTTATTTATATGGTAAATCCTTTAATATATCTTATCTTAGAGATGCTAGCGTATTATCTTGTATTTATCAAAATAAAATCATCAATAATAATATCTTAACTAATTTATTAATCGTTGGTTCTAATGTTAAGAAAATATTCAATAAGGCTATTAAAGATTTTATGAAGCTAGAATTTTCGGATATTGCATTTGATTTTGATCAGACTGATATTAGAGAAAGAGTTCAACCAACACTGGATTTTTGCCATGGGTCATGAATCAGATAAGAAATACAGTTTTAATATAATCATAGACACCAGAGAACAAAAACCATGGGCTTTTGCTGGATGTAATACTATTAATAAAAAATTAGATACTGGAGATTATAGTATAGAGGGCTTAGAAGATTTACTATGTATCGAAAGAAAGAACAGTGTGAGCGAGATCGCAAATAATATTTCTGAAGCTAGATTCAAAGCTGAAATATTAAGAATGAATGACTACCTATACAAATTTATTTTATTAGAATTTAGTTTACAGGATGTTTTAAACTATCCTATAGGCTCTACCGTACCTAGAAGATTATGGTCGAAAATAAAAATTAAACCAGCTTATATACTTAAATATTTAACAGAATTACAGATCAAACATAATATTAATGTGGTATTTTGTGATAACCCAGAAGCTGCTAATCAGATGGCCTTTTCTATCTTTAAGAGAGTGAATGAATTACATGGTAAGTAATAATTATTTAGATAATGCCTGGTTGAATATAGGCGATATTGACAAGATTAAGATAGATAAAAACCTAATGATTAATAGGTCAGAAAAGGATATTGAAAATCCAGACCGCCACTTGATTAATATTATTAAGAATCCAGATAATTTTAGTATGACAGCTAAACTTTTAATGGATATTGAACTACACCCAATTCAGGCTGCTATATTACAAGAATTCTGGGATAGGCCGTTCCCTATGTTTATTGCTAGTCGTGGTTTTGGTAAATCTTTTTTATTAGCTTTGTATTGTACTTTAAAATGCATCTTTGTTCCTGGTAGCAAGATCGTTGTGGTTGGAGCTGCGTTTAGACAGAGTAAAGTTATATTTGAATATATGGAAACCATATGGAGAAAGTCAGCCATTATTCGTAGTATTTTTAATGGTAATGATGATGGACCAAGGCGAGATGTTGATAGATGTACTATGAGATATGGGGATAGTTGGACAATAGCCATTCCTTTGGGTGATGGCAGTAAAATCAGAGGTTTAAGAGCTCATATCATTATTGCTGATGAATTTGCTTCCATATCACCAGAGGTATATGAAACGGTTGTTTCTGGTTTTGCTGCGGTATCAGCAGATCCTATGGGTAATGTCAAGGCAGAAGCTAAAAAAGAACTTATGAAAGAACTTGGCATATGGAACGAAGAAATGGAATCGTTACAATATCGAAAAAGTAATCAGGCAATTATAGCAGGAACGGCTGATTATAGCTTTAAACACTTTGCTCAATACTGGGAAAGATATAAAGCTATTATTCATAGCAAGGGTAACCAAGAGCAGCTACAAAAATTATTCAAGGGTGAGGTACCACAAAATTTTAACTGGAAAGATTATAGTGTAGTCAGGATTCCATATGAATTGATACCAAAGGGTTTTATGGATGATAGGCAGGTAGCTAGAGCTAGAGCAACTATACATAGTGGTATATATAATATGGAATATGCTGCTTGCTTCACAAAAGACAGTAGTGGATTTTTCCGTAGAAGTTTGATAGAAAGTTGTGTTACCAACAATAAAAATCCGATAATTATCAACAACGAACCCATTATATTTGATGCTAGAATTAAGGGAGATCCTGAAAAAAAATATGTTTATGGTATTGACCCCGCTAGTGAGCAAGACAATTTTAGTATTGTGATACTTGAATTACACAATAATCATACAAGAGTAGTGTATTGCTGGACTACCAATAGAACAAACTTTAAGAAAAGACAAAGAACAGGTCTTGTGGATGAGAATGATTTTTATGGTTTTTGTGCTAGAAAAATTCGTGATTTAATGAAGGTTTTTCCTTGCGAAAGAATAGGTATAGATGCTCAGGGAGGTGGTATAGCTATCGAAGAGGCTTTGCATGATAGTAATAAATTAAAAGAGCATGAATTACCCATATGGCCTATTATAGATGATAAAAAGAGTAAAGATAGTGACGCTAAGCCAGGTTTACATATTTTGGAGTTGGTGCAATTCGCCAGATCTGATTGGACTAGTCACGCCAACCATGGGCTTAGAAAAGATTTTGAAGATAAAGTTTTATTATTTCCAGCTTTCGATAATTTAACACTTGGGTTAGCTATGGAAAAAGACTCCCAGAATGTATTAGAAACAGACCTAGAAAATGTATACGATACTCTTGGTGAGTGTATTTTAGAAATCGAAGAATTAAAAAATGAGCTTACTACCATAGTAATGAGTCAAACAAGCAATAGTTCTGGAGCAAGAGAGAAGTGGGATACTCCAGATAATAAAGGAGCTGGAGCAAAAAGAGGTAAATTAAGAAAAGATAGATATAGCTCATTAATTATAGCCAATTCTATCGCCAGATCTATCAGTAGGGCTGATGCACCCATAGAATATGATGTGATAGGGGGCGTTGATGGCAGGTATAAAAACGATACAGAGAGTCTCTACAAAGGTCCTGCTTGGTTTACCAATGACGCAAATAACGATATATATGTTGGTATTTATAAAAAATAGTGTATAATAAACTAGTTAACCATAAACAATAGAACCACAATAGAAATGCAATACCATTATGTCAAATAAATACCCAAAAAGTAAAGCTATAGAAGATGCAGAGATAGAAAAAGAAGAGGCTTATGTTACATGGGGCGATGATTTAGCCTCTAAACAAAGCGCTTTAGAGCTTTCGTCAAAATCTTTAGCTGAATTTGAAGGTATTCATAGAACTACAGGTTATGCTAGATATAATAGAGATTTTTCTAACTTATCAGAAAACACATCTAGCCGTCCAGGTCTAACTAGATCAGATTATGACTATTTTAGACCAAATGAAGCTGTTCCCGTTAAGCTTAAAAATATTATCAAAACTGCTGATACAATATATCAGAGAGTGGGTTTGGTTAAGAATGTTATTGATCTTATGGGCGATTTCGGATCTCAAGGTATTAGACTTTCCCATAGAAATAAAAGAATAGAAAGATTTTATAGAAATTGGTTTAGGAAAATTAATGGCATAGATAGAAGCGAAAGATTTCTTAATAATTTATACAGAGTGGGGAATGTTGTTATTAATAAACAAACAGCGAAAATTAGTCAAAAAATAGCTGATGAATTATATAGAGCTAATGCTAAAGCTGATATCGATCCTTCTTTAGATGAAATTAAAGTTGATAGAAAAGAAATACCCTGGAGATATACATTTATCGATCCTTTTTATGTTGACATTTTAGGTGAGAGCTTATCATCTTTTGTTGGGAAAAAACAGTATGCTATTTCACTACCAGCTCAATTAAGAAAAACTATAAACAGTCCTAAAAATGATATAGAAAAACAAATTGTAGATCAATTACCAGAGAGTATTTTATTTGCTGCAAAAAATAAAACACTTTATCCTTTAGATGCTGATAAAACTCTAGTTTTTCATTACAAAAAAGATGATTGGCAGAATTGGGCATATCCCATGATTTATGCCATTATGGATGATATTAATATTATAGAAAAACTTAAACTAGCTGACTTAGCTGCACTAGACGGTGCTATTTCCAATATTCGAATTTTCAAACTTGGTAATCTAGAACATAAAATAGCCCCAACAAAAGCTGCTGCTGCTAAACTCTCTAATATTTTACAAAATAATGTTGGTGGTGGTACAATGGATTTAATTTGGGGTCCAGATATTGAGTTATTAGAAAGTAAAACTAATGTACATCAATTTTTAGGAGAAGCTAAATATACTCCACACTTAAATAGTGTTTATGCTGGTCTTGGTATACCTCCCACATTAACAGGCACTTACGGTGCTGCTGGTACTACTAATAATTTCATTAGTCTAAAAACATTAACACAAAGACTAGAATATGGCAGACAGGTATTAGTACAATTTTGGCAAAAAGAAATAGAAATGCTACAAAAAGCTATGGGCTTTAGATATCCAGCTAAAATAGAATTTGATAGAATGGACTTAAGTAATGAAGAGGCAGAAAAAGCCCTGTTAATACAACTAGCTGATAGGAATTTAGTTAGTGAAGAATTGGTGCAAACAAGATTCGGTTTTGATGCTGACATGGAACAAAGTCGAATTAGTAGAGAAAGTAAAGAAAGAGCATCATCCAAGAGACCTACTAAATCCGGGCCATATCATGATGCTGAATTTATTAATAGTTTAAAAAAGATAGCATTACAATCAGGCATGGCTACACCTAGCGAGGTTGGTTTAGACTTATCCAAGAAGAAACGTGGCGAAAAAAATCTTTACGAACTCAAAAACGATACGGAAAAGAAAAACACAACGAAGTTGGTTAAAGATTCGCCAGAATCTTTACCTGGCGTTCCTGGCGAAGGCCGCCCACAAATGTCAAAAGACACCAAGAAAAGAAAGACCAAAGATTTTAAACCTAGAACCGGGGCCACATTAGACATATGGGCGCAGGACGCACAAGAAAGAATAGCCTGTATAATCAATCCTCTTATTTTAGAGTTTTATAATAAGAAAAATTTACGATCATTATCTAGTGATGAATCCAAAAACTTAGAATTTATTAAAACACAAGCCCTTTTTTCTTTAAAACCTTTTGTAAAAATTGACCCTGATAAAATTTCTGCTAATATAAAAAGTATTTCTCAAACTACCAAAAGTTTAATATCGGGGTATGAATATTGGGTAAGGTCAATATCCAACAATTTACAAAGAACATTAACTACAGAAGAGCAAAAACTAGTTAAGTCAATTTATTACTCATCTATTCATACGGAAGAAGAATAATATGCATATTTATCAACAAGAATGGGATGATGGTATTGCTGAACAAGTAATGGCAAATGCTTCTATTGCATACCTCGCACAAATTCAACCAACAACAAAACAGACAACTGACTTAGCTAAGGCTAGTTTTAATCATCAATTAATTATGGATCCTGAGAGTAAGTCATTAGCATCCGTTACCGACGAAGATCTGTATTATGTCCAATCTATCTTAGTTAGTTCATCATGGAATAGAAATGATGATATTTTTGATAAAGCAGAAGTATGGAAAGCTAAAAATACACCAGAAGATAAACCTACTAATTTAGAGCATGACGAGGACCAAATTGTTGGTCATATTGTTTCTAATTGGCCTATAGATTCTGATGGTAAAAAAATTCCAGATAATGTAGAAATGGAACAGCTTCCAGATAAATTTCATATTGTTACTGGTTCTGTTATTTACAGAAATTTTTCCAACCCTGAACTGAGAGAAAGGGCAGAGTTGTTGATCCAGGAAATTGAGGCTGGTAAAAAATTCGTTAGCATGGAATGCTATTTTAATAATTTTGATTATGGTTTATTAAACCAAGAAACAGGAGAATATAAGGTATTATCTAGAAATAATAATACTAGTTATTTAACTAAATTCTTACGAGCATATGGTGGTGTTGGAGAATATGATAATCATAAAATTGGCAGAGTATTGCGCAATATAAGTTTTTCAGGAAAGGGTTTTGTTAATAAACCAGCTAATCCAGAAAGTATTATTTTTGATAAACAAAATGCTGATGAAATTTTTACTAAAAAAGACGATAGCCTTTTAGCCAATAATAGTGTATTTAATATCCAAGCGTCCTTTAACCCGGAGAATGATAATATGAGTCTAGAAAAAGATGTAAAAGAACTAGCAGAAAAAGTCGAAGCTATGACCGGCTGTGGCGAAGTTCTTAAAGAGGCTTATAGTCGCGTAAGCGAACTAGAAGCTAAAGTCATGCAACTAGAAGCTACCATGAAAGATAAAGAAGAAGAGATGGCAAGAATGTCAGATCAGGCTTCTGCTCTTAATGAAGCTGTAGCTGAGAAAGATAAACTCTTAGAAGAATACAAGAAAAAAATGGAATATGATGTAGCACAATTAGATGAAGTTAAAGCCAACGAGCTTAAAGAACTTACTAGTGCTCATGAAGAAGCTCTCAAGACAAGAGAATGTGATCTTGAGACATTGAAAAGCGAACTTGCTGCTGCTAATGAGGCTATTGAAGCTTATAAAGCAAAAGAAGCTGAACTTGCTAGGCAGGCAAAAATTGTTAGTAGGGTCTCTGAACTTGTCGAATCTGGTGTTGCTCACGACGTAGCAGAAGCTACAGTGAACAAATTTGAAGATCTAGACGATGAGGCTTTCGCTACTATCAAGTCTTTGGTTAGTTCTAATGTTCCTGAGTGGGCTCAAACTAAATCAGAAGAAGTTGCTTCGGAAGAAGTTGCAGAAGCTGAAGAAGTTGCAGATTCTACTGAGACTGAAGAACAAGAAGGTGAACTAGAAGATTCAGTTGCTGAGGAAGTTTTAGAAACTGCAGAAGCTGAAGAATCTGTTGATCTTAGTGTTGGTAGTGATGAAGATTCAGAGATCGATCACACTAGAGCATCATTAGTAGATTTTGTTTATTCTAGATTAGGCAAACAACAATCCAATAAAGGAGAATGAAAAATGGCTTTAAAACCAGATCGTGTTGAAAGTTTTACCGATGTATCTTTCTTTATGAACACAACCGGCGATCGCGGCGGTGTGGTTGTATACAACGGTGCGGGTGGTGTTGGTTCATCTATGGATGACGCTGATGCCGTAGTTATCTATCCGACAGGCAGCCCATCAGGTACTGCACCAGCAGGTGTTTTACTTAATGATGTTGTGAATCTTGATCTTACAAGACAGCACATCAATTATCATAAAGATGAGGTTCAGGCTGGCGGCAAAGTGGCTCTTCTTCGTAGGGGTCAAGTTACTACCAACAGTCTAGCTTCTGGTCAAAGTCCAGTTGCTGGAGACGCTGCTTATTATGATGGTGCTGGTGATTTCACCACAGTATCAACAAACAGTGTTAAAGTTGGTACATTCTTAAGTGGCAAAGATGCCGACGGCTACGTTAAAGTAGATATTAACATTACCTGAGTTTAAAAAGGAGATATATAAACATGGCTAATAAATTTGAACCATCCGCTGAGCTTACTGATCTCTTAGTTAGATCAGGTTCTGCTGAAAAAGAGCAGTCTTTGGCTGCTAGTAGAGAGTTTGCAAAAGCTCTTGAGCTTCCATTGCGTCAAGCTATTCTTAGTGGAGATATTCTTGATGGCATCTTTGAACCAATTCAATTGGCTCCTGGTGCTACTCCAGAATTTCCATTAGACTTCTTGGCTCCTGGAACAGAAGCTGATTTTGTTGCTTATACTTTACCTAATCATGGTTATGTACCAGAAAGACATGTCGAAGGCGATTATGTCATGGTTCCTACCTATGATATTGGTGCAAGTATCGACTATCTTCTAAAGTATGCTCGTGACGCCCGCTGGGATGTTGTTGGTCGTGCTATGGAAGTTCTCGAAGCACAATTCGTCAAGAAGATGAATGATGACGGTTGGCACACCTTGCTTGCTGCTGGTGTTGACCGCAACATTGTCGTCTTTGATAGTGACGCTGATGCTGGTCAATTCACTAAGAGACTTGTTTCTCTTATGAAGACCGTTATGCGTCGTAATGGTGGTGGTAACTCTGCTAGTAATAACAGAGGTATCCTTACTGATCTTTATGTCTCACCAGAGGCTATGGAAGATATCAGAAACTGGGGTGTTGATCAGGTCGATGAGATTACTCGTCGTGAGATCTATACCGCTGCTGACGGTAATGTTAATCGCGTGTTTGGTGTAAACCTTCACGACGTTGATGAACTTGGCGAAGGCCAAGAATATCAAGAGTTCTATGATAATGTTCTTTCTGGCACTATTGATGCTGGCGACAGCGAAATTGTTGTTGGTCTTGACCTTAGAAAGAGAGATTCATTTATCATGCCAGTTCGTCAAGAAGTTCAAATCTTTGAAGATGATACCCTTCATCGCCAAAAGAGAGCTGGCTTCTACGGATGGGCTGAGCAAGGTTTTGCTGTTCTAGATAACAGAAGAGTGCTTCTTGGCTCTCTTTAATCTTTAAGCTTTTTGTGGCTTATACGAAGTAGCCGGCTCTGTAAAGGGTCGGCTATTTCTTTTTGTGCATAGTGTGTTATATTAGTTCTTAATAATTGAATATAATTTTCTATACAGCACAGCAGCTTTGTAGGGTGTATATATTATTATCACTATCCTATACAAAATAAACGAGGTTTAAATGTCCTGGCAAACCGAAATTCCCATAATCGTTAGGTCTTTGATTAATGATTTTGAAGAAACATATTCTGATGAAAGAATTATACAGCTAATTACAGTTGGGGCTAAATATGTTGTTTTAGACCTTAATCTTGACCAAGAATACACCATAGATGTTGTTAATAATACTATATCACCAGATCCTTCTGATAGTAATAGTAGAGATGAGACTTTTATTAGTTTTGTGGCGTTAAGAGCTTCTTGCTTTTTAGATCAAAGCACATACAGAACAAAGGCTGCTACAGAAGGTATAAAAACTTCTCTTGGCCCAGCATCATTACAAGTATCCGGTAATCTAGCTGGCTATAAAACGGTTTTAGACGTTGGACCATGTTCTATATACGAACATCTTAAACAACAACACAACATAGGTAATGCTAGTGCTATTAGCGCAGTACTTAGTCCTTTTGTTGGTAATAATTTTGATCCTAGATTTCTTTTCGTTTCTGATTTACCAGCCCGTAGTACTCGTGATGGGTTTTATAGCTAATGGATTTATCTCCACTAAAAACTATATACAATAATCATATAGATATTATATTGGCTAATACCGGCCTAACCATTCCTTGTACACTAGTGTATGAGAGTACTAAAATTTCTGTTTGCCCTAATTGTCAATATGATACTATAAGTAAAAGATCTGCCAATATTTATAAATCTGGTGGTCCCCTACCTTTCGCCAATGGTCAAACTTGCCCATATTGTCTAGGTGCTGGTACAACTAATACCAGCATGGCTGAAGATCAAGTGCATTTTGCTGTACTAACAGATAGTAAAAATTTTATTGGTTCTGTTAATATTGCAGATATTGATGCTCAAACTATCTGTAGTATTAATTACTTAGACAAAATTAAGAAGTGTTCTAAAATTATTTTTAACACAGATATTGCTAATTTAACTAATAATATCTTTATTAGATCTAATGAACCTGCTCCTGTGGGATTGGGTGATAATAAATATATTTTTACTAATTGGAAAAGATCATGATTATTGCTAATATTAAAATTAGAGAAACTAATTCTCAGATTAGTCAAAAAATATTAAAAGCATTATCTGGTGAGGTGGATAAATATTTCCAAAAAGCTTTTCATAGATGTAAAGCAGATATTGTTAGTATGGTTTCTAATGCTATTACTAATCATACGACTTATCAATCTCTCATATCTGGTCAGTTAAGAAAAGAATTTGGTTTAGATAGTGCTTCTTCTAGACTTTCTGAAATATTGCGCTTTTGGGAAAATTTAGAAGTTACATATACAAAACCTAGAATTAAAAGCAATGAAATTATTGGTTCTTTTAAATTATCTATGATAAAATCTGACTATTCTGATGTTTTATCAACAGCAGCAGCTGTAGTCAATACAGAAAAAGGCTCTCAATTAGAATGGTTAAAATGGCTTTTATTATTTGGAGATAAACAAATTATTAAAGACTATGAAATTAAATTTGGTAGTAATCCTAGATCTAGAACAGGTGAGGCCGTAATGATTGGTAAATCTGGTGGCAGATGGGGAGTGCCTCCAGCTTTTGCTGGTACAGCCAATAAAAACTGGATTACAGAGGCTATAGATAGTGTAGAAGACCAAGTTTTAAAACTATTAGAAGATTCCTTAAGGAAATAAAATATGGCCGTAGGCGATGAAAAATTTACTGGTGTCAATTCTATCAATGATTATTTACTAATTTCTAATATAGAAAATAATATTAAATCTTTTCTAGATTGGGGTTTTTTAAATATTGGTGGATTTGTTAATGTAGATAGTAATGCTAACACATATAATAATTATCCAAATAAATTAGCGATAGTAAATGACCCTAATTATAGTGATGGTCAAGTATGGCAAACTAAACATCATGATTGGGTTTGGGAGGATGGTATATCCTTTGGCACTGCTAGTCCCACCTTAATATCTGGCATTAGTGTTGATGGTAGTGTTATAAATTCTAGCAATTATATCTTAGACTATATTAATAGTAGAGTAATATTCAATACGCCTGTACCTGCTAATAGTGAAGTATTAATGAATTATTCGTATCGATGGGTACAGGTTCATAGATCTAGCAGCAATTTGGTATGGTGGAAACAATTCCAATCAGATATTGTTAATGATCTTACTCAGTTTAATACTAATACTGGGGAATATGCTATATTTAATCAAAACAGAGTTCAGCTGCCAAGCATAATAATCGAGACTGTACCAAGAGGTGTTTCTAAACCATATCAATTGGGCAATAAATCTTTAGTAACTGCGCAAGATTTAATATTACATGTGGTTTCTAATAATGCTGGTCATCGTAATTCTATTATTGATATTATAAGACTGCAGGACGATAAAGTTATATGGCTATATGATACTAATAAATTAATATTAGATAATGTAAACTCGTTTAATTTTGATGGCTCTTTAAATCCTAATAGACTAAAATATGGTGAAATTGTTAATAATAATGACTATAGGTGGAAAAGCTGTCATTTAAAAGACTTTGTGGTTTCAGAGGTAGAAAGTAGATATTTTTTCGAAGAAGCTAAAATTAGAATAACTGCAGAAATAATATTTGATGATATTTAACAATTGGTGTATACTATTTTAAGTGTTCCCACTAAATCCTTATAATATTCGATGGAGATTTTAACTATGGCAAATAATAGAGTTTTTTATGCCTCTCACGGTGTTGATGTTGGTGGCACAACCGTACAGGGAGCTCAAAGTGTAGGTATTACTACCAATTTTAATCTTGAGCAGGCTTTCCAGCTTGGTCAATTAGCATTATATGACAACATTTCACTTGACCCTGAGGTTGAGATTACTGTTTCTAAAGTGCTTGATGGTGAAAGTACCATTTGGAAGCTTGCTACGGGTGGTGGCAGTTTAATTGAAAATGCTAACGATGATACCACCATTAAGGTTGGCGTTGGCGATGACACTGCTGCTAGTCTTACTAATGTTAGCGCTATTACTTGTAGCGGTATGTTTGTTTCAAGTGTTAGCTACACTTTCCCGGTTGATGGTAATTTAACAGAAGAAATTACCTTTGTTGGTAATTCTAAAGCTATTACTGGAACTGTAAGTGCTCCTGCTACTACAGATAAAACTGTACTCAGAAGACAAAATGTTGATATTCCAAACTGCACTATTCCAACTGAAGTTAGCGGCAAAAATATTACTAGTATTAGTATTAGTGCTGACCTTGGTCGTGAAAGCATGTACAAGCTTGGTAGTTTAAAGCCTTTTCATCGTTTTGTTAACTTCCCTCTTGAAGTTACTTGCGAATTTGAGGTAAGTGCTACTGGCCTTGATGGAGTAGCTGTTGATATTCCAGATACTGCTTGTAGTGGTCTTGCTGCTAATGATCGTGAAATTATTGTTAAGATTTGCGACGCTGATGGTCTTGCTTATACGTTTGATCTTGGCGATAAGTGCAAGCTTACTAGCGTTAACTATAGCGGTGGAGATACTGGTGGCGGAAACGCTACTATTACCTATAGCTATAGCACTTATAATGAATTAACTATCACAGATGCTCCTGCCTGATATTAATTCTGGGAACACTGTCGAACGGGGGCTTCGGCCCCCTTCGATGATTTTAAAACAATAAAGGGAGAGATAACAGATGCCGAATAGAATTTTTTATGCTTGTCATGCAATTTCCGTTGATGGAGCTAATGTTTCAGGAGCTCAAAGTGTTGGTGTAACAACAACTTTTGATCTTGAGCCAGTTTTCCAGCTTGGTCAAGTTAAGCCTGTAGATGTTATGAATCTTGCTCCGAGTGTGGAATTTACAGTTACTAGAGCTATTACAGATACTAGTGGTACGATATGGAATGGCGATTTTATTTCCAATGTTGGACCTTCTGACAAAGGAGTATGCCTTGCTATTGGTGATGACACATCACCTGTTTTAAGTAGTATTGGCGCTTCTATATCTTGCACAGGCGCTGGTATTAGTGGTGCTACATACAATTTCCCTGTTGATGGGATTTTTACTGAAGAAATAACATTTTTTGCCGATAATAAACAATTAGGAGGCAATTGCGGTACTGTTTCTGAGGACACTACTTCTAAAGCCAAAACTAGACAGCATTATGCTAGTGGTGCTCCAGCTTTAGTTACTGGTGCCGGAAATCTTACAAATATTAGCATTAGCACATCTGTTAGTCGTGAGCAAATTCTCAGATTAGGCAGTTTTAAAGGGGTTCATACTTATGCTAATCTTCCAGCAGAAGTAACTGTAGAGTTTGAGGTTAGCGCCACAAGCACAGATGGTGTGGTATGGTCTCAAGTAGGCAGTTGTGCCAGTCCTACTGGTGGAGCTTTTGATAAACAAACTATTGCTATAAATATATGCGGTAAAACCTTCACAATGGATGATTGTAAACTAAGTAATGTAACTTATGGTGGTGGCGATACTGGTGGTGGAAATGCAACGATTACTTTTACTTATACAACATATAATAATTTGACAGTTAATTAAATAATATATGGATACAGAAGGAACGCTATACAGGATTATTAATGGTAGCTATTATATTTATGTCAATAACCAAAGATATAAAATAGTTTTACCAAATCTTCAAACCAAACAAGAATCTCATGCATTATACTGGGATATTTTGCAAAACAATAGGTTTGATACTACACATTGGCTCACAAGACATCAAGCTGAAAAGATATTAAATACTAATGGAATATGGAATAGTAGCAAAGACGAGGAACTAAAGATATTACAAAATAGACTGGATGATATGAAGATTGAGCTGTATCTTAAATACAACGACCTCACAATGAAAAAGAAGATTAAAGCTAGCCTTGAAACGGGTAAAGATACTATAGGGGAATTACTGAATAAAAAACATTCTATGGATCATCTTACACTAGAATATCATGCAGAAAGTGTTAAAAATGAATATATTATCACACATACTATTTATGATGATGATAATAATCTGGTATTCGCTAATGATAATATAGACTCATCAGCTCTGGAAGACTTTATGGCTGTAATACAAAAAAATGGTGTATCTCATGATAACTTGAGAGCTGTAGCAAGAAGTGATTTATGGAAATCATATTGGGATGCTGCAAAAGGTGCTATTTTTGCACCACCAGCATATGAATGGACAGACGAACAAAGACTATTGGTTAATATTAGCAAAATGTATGATTCTGTTAGAGAGCATCCTGAGTGTCCAGAAGATGCTGTTATAGAGGATGATGACGCTTTGGATGGCTGGATATTATTTTGGAAAAGAAAAGCAGAAAAAGATCGTAAGAAAAATAAACTTATGGAAGAAGTTGGTGGAAAGTATAAAAATGCTGGAGAAGTATTTATTGTAGCTAATAACCAAGAAGAGGCTAAAGAAATTTATGCCTTAAACGATGGTAAAGCTATGGCAGAGATACGACATATGCAAGCTATGGCTAAAGATTTTAAAGACCCAAAAGATCATATACAATGGCAGGATTTACCACACGTAAAAATGGAATTAGAAAATAAACTTAATAAAAAACAAAGTATGTTAGCAGCTTCTAAAAAAGGATAATCTATGAAAAATCATAATAGAAGACAAATTGTTGAACAAATGGAAAAAAGATTCAAGACAATTATGATTGGTGCATTAGCCAGATTCGAAAATGAGTTTGGCTATCTTTGGAATGGGGATGAAGATCCTTCTAATGGTCAGGAAGCTTATTTTAGAGATAAGTGGGAAGATTTAAGAAGCGATTTATTAGACCATGGCAATGCTCAGATAAGAAACGGAATACAGGATTTGAATAATTATTTAAATCAGGTAGACAAATATCACCTAAAGATTTTTTATAACCAAGGAGAATAGATAATGGCCGAAACATTCAATTTAAAGATCGATGGACAACCAACAGAATTTACTGTACAGTCACCAACCTTGCACCAGCAGAGAGAGGGACAAAAGGTTTATAATCAGGCATTTTCAGATGCTGTAAAATCTGGATCAATTGTTAGAGCAAAACTAGATGATCTACTTAAAGATCAGGGATTATGGGACGATACCAAACAAGCTAGATTTTTAGCTATTCAAACAGAACTTAATGATGCTGAGAAACAGTTAGCTACTGGTGGTATATCTTTACAATCTGCTAAAGGTGTTGCCTTGAGGATGAGAAATTTACGAGAAGAGCTTAAAGAACTCATTTCTGTTAGAACTAATCTAGATACACATACGGCAGAAGGTCAGGCTGATAATTCTAGATTCAATTATCTAGTTTCTTGCTGTGTGGTGTATAGTAGTAGTAAGAAGGTATATTTTAGTAGTTATGAAGATTACTTAAATAGATCCTCCGATCCTGTTGGAGTGTTGGGAGCACAAAAGTTGGCAGCTATGTTATATGGCTTAGATTCAGAATTTGAGAAAAAATTACCTGAAAATAAGTTTTTAATTAATTACAAATTTGTAAATGATGAATTACGATTTGTAAATAAAGATGGCAAACTTGTTGATGAAGAAGGTAGATTGGTTGATGAGAATGGTAGGTATGTTAATGAGGAAGGAAAATTTGTTGATAGGGACGGAAACTTGGTTAGCGAAAGTGGTGATTATGTTGTAGATTTTGTGCCTTTTACTGACGATGATGGTAAACCTGTGGTTTTGGAAAGTAAAGATGAAAAAACAGAAACTTCAACAGATAAAGAACCTGAAAGCTCAACTAAAGAAGAAAAGGAACCAGAACCCGAAAAAACTATTGAGTAAAGATATTAATTTAATATTATAGCACCACAAAAATCCTCTATGGCTAACGTAGGGGATTTTACATATATAAGGTATTTTATAGATGGCAGCAGCATTTAATCTTACCGCACAGATTAATCTTAGAGGTCCTACTAATACTAGAGCTATTGCTTCTCAAATGAGAAAGCAACTTTCTGGTATTAAAGTTAAGGTCAATTTGGATATAAAGGGAGCAGCAGCTAAAAATGTTGCTAATATTAATAAACAATTACAGTCTTTATCAAGAAATGCTGCTCTAGCCAATAAAAATGTTACCCAATTAAATCAAAGCATTGCTCAATTAGGAGCAGGTTTAAGTGGCTTAGGTTCTGGTTCTATAGAATCTATAGCTAAAATACAAAAACAGACTGCAAGTGCTGGTAAATCTATAGATACTGCTACATCACAGATTCAAGAATTTGGTAAGCAATCTGGTCTTGCTATTAGAAGATTTGCTGCGTTTAGTGCTGTTACTGGTGTTGTTTATAGTTTAACTAATGCTGTTAATAGTGCCTATAAAGAATTTGTTCAGTTTGATAGACAATTAATTAGATTAAGTCAGGTTACCGGAACTAGCGTTGCTGGATTACAGGGTATTACTAATGAAATTACAAGACTATCTACTAATCTTGGTGTTGCCTCTACAGATCTATTACAAATTTCTGTAACACTTGCTCAGGCTGGTTTAAGTGCTCAAGAAGCTAAAACAGCACTTGAAGCTCTAGCTAAATCTGCACTAGCTCCTTCTTTTGATAATCTTAACGATACTGTTGAAGGTAGCATTGCTTTAATGAAGCAGTTCAGTATATCTAGCTCTGAATTGGAAGCTTCTCTTGGTAGCATTAATGCTGTTGCAGCCGCTTTTGCTGTAGAAGCTGGTGACATTATCAAAGCTATTCAGCGTACTGGTGGTGTGTTTGCTAGTGCTAGTCAAGGTGTTAGTCAGGGTACAGATGCTTTAAATGAATTCGTAGCATTATTTACTAGCGTTAGAGCCACTACTCGTGAAGGTGCTGAAACAATCGCTACTGGTTTAAGAACCATATTCACAAGAATTCAAAGAGGTTCAACTATTGA